ACAGGAAAGTTTAGAAATCCAAAGGCTGAGAAGTCTACACAAGAAAACGATTAAGATATATGGGCCACCAGGAACAGGTAAAACATATACCTTAATTGAAAGGATACTAAAAAAATATTTAAGAAACGGTATTAGACCAGAAAGGATTGCATTCATATCTTTTACAAACAAAGCAGTTAACACTGCAATTGAAAGAGCCCTATCTGCATTTCCTCAATACACTATTGAAAATTTTACAAGATTTAAAACTCTGCATAAGTATTGTCGTAAATATTTTTCTGAAGAAGTATTTGATATTAAAAGCTGTATGATTGATTTTGCATTACAAGAAAGTATTTTAAAACGATCTGACAATAGATTAGAAGATGATGAATTTATTTATAAAGATTGGTCTTTGTCTATTTATGATAAGGCAAGAAACATGATGGAAGATCCAATCAAAGTATTTAAAAGAGAATCTTATAAGAAAGATAATATAGATGTGTTTCAAAGAAAGATTGCTACCTATGAACATTATAAAACTGGAGGTGGCGAAAGATCCTTTATTGATTTCACTGATATGATTTCTAAAGCCATAGATGAAATAGATTTTCCAACACTTGATGTTTTAATACTAGACGAAGCTCAAGATTTTACTCCATTACAGTGGTCAGTATTATTTAAAATAGCTAATAAATCTAACAGAATCTATTTAGCAGGAGATGATGACCAAGGTATTTATCAATGGAATGGTGCAGATTCAAAATACTTTACAACTTATTTTCCTGGACGAAAGGTGGTACTTAGAAAGACTAGGAGATTTGGAGAAGCTATACATCATTTTACAGAAATTATTAGAAGAGGAATTATAGATTCAGAAGAGAAAGAATACTTACCTTCAAATAAAGAAGGAGCTGTTAAAAGATATTTAAACTTTAAAGAAATAGATTTTAATCAAGAAGGTACATGGTACATACTAGGACGAGTTAATAAAGTTGTTAACGAATTAAGAATGGCAGCTAAAGAGGCAGGTTTATACTTTGGAGATAATAAAAATAATAAGTCTTTTGATCGTAAACAATGGCAAGCTATAAAATCCTGGACGGCTGTCTCTAATGGTAAAGTAATTAACAAATCTGATGCAGAGATTATGTTTAAATATATCAGAGACTTAGACAAAGATGCTTATCGGCAAGAAAAGTTTTGGATGGGAGAACCAGATTTTAAAACCTATAACTTTGAAACTTTAAAAGAATGGTGTGGGCTCACGGTTCCTGATGAAAAGAAAAATAAAGAGTGGTGGTGGATCCTTCGTAGAAATTTTACTTCAAGACAAAAAATATATTTTATTAGATTACTTAAACGATATGGACAACAACAATTAAATGAAGAACCAAAGATCATTATTGATACGATACATAGTGTAAAGGGAGGAGAAGCAGATCATGTTGTTCTTGCAAGTAAAAATGATTATGCTTCTGACTTTAGTCGTAAAAATAAATCAGATCAAAGTGGAGAAAGAAAAGTTTACTACACAGGTGCTTCAAGAGCAAAAAATACTTTACATATTTTATCAACAGACTATAAGTATCATTACCCAATTGGTAAGGATTATTTAATATATTTAGAGGAGACAAGATGACCAATAAAGATTTATTAGAAAACGCATTCCCACAAGATAAGCAGATTGGGGGAAATCATTACAAAGAATTTCACATTCAACCTTATGAATTTATATCAAAGAATAATCTCTCATTCTTTCAAGGTAATGTTATTAAATATGTTTGTAGATATTTAAATAAAAATGGTATCGAAGACCTTGAGAAAATAAAACATTATTGTGATTTAGAAATATTAAAATTAAAGGATTTAAAAAAGAAAAAATAATGAGTTGGGAAGAGTTTAAAAGATTAGCAAAAATAACAGAGGAAAACTTTGCAAAAAATTTAAAGGATCCTGTCTGGGCAGATAGTAAACAAGATATGTTTGAGCATTGGGATGTAAAAGGAATTTTAAATGGGGAACTCTTAAAGTTTGATGTTAAAGGAATGAAAAAAATAAATCGTTCAGATCAAGATAAACAAGATGATATTACATGGATTGAAGGAACTAATGTAAGAGGTAAACCTGGTTGGATAAAAGGTAAGGCAGACTACATTGTTTTCGAAAGAACAGATTACTGGTTAATAGTTAAAAGAAAAGAATTATTTGAATTTATTTGGAATAAATTAGAAGAAAATAATTTTAAAAAAGGTAAAGGAATATATGAAATTTATCAACGTCAAGGCAGGCTTGATAAAATTACTATGGTTCCTTTTAAAGATGTTGAACAAATTGATAATATAAAAAAGAAGAAGTGACACGAAGTATAAGAAAACTAATAGTTAAATTAAGTATGTGGTACGCAGATATAAGAGGACATCACGGTAAAAAATGGAACTATGAACCTAGTGAATGGTACATGGGTCGACACAAGAAAAGGAAAAAATAATGCCAACTTCTAGAACAATAAAAAAACATATAACAGTAGATAAAGTTAATTTTACTTTAGAAATATATCCTGCAAGAGAAGGCTGTTCTGGTACAGAAGGCCCTTTTTGGGAAATCTTTCCTGAAGATTATCATGCAGCGTTATTTGCTTTTAGTAATAAAGATAAATTAAATAAGTTAATAATAAAAAAGTTTTTATGAAATTAAAAGAAAGGTATTTTGCTCCTATAGAGGAAGTAAATAATTATGTTGCATCTAAAGCTAATGGAAAAGTCTTAGAATTAGGGCCAGGAAATAAACCTTTTTTAAAAGCTACTCATTTTTGTGGCCATAGCGAAGAAGAAAAATCTCGCTTAGAAAATTATTTAACGTGTGATTTCTCATCCCAATTTTTCCCATACAAAGATAAAGAGTTTGATTTTGTTTATGCAAGACATGTAGTAGAAGATTTATATAATCCAAAACATTTTTTAAATGAATGTAAACGTGTTTCTAAAGCAGGATATTTTGAAACTCCCTCGCCTTTAATAGAAACGTTTAAATTTATTGAAGGTGAAAAAAGTAATTATAAAGGTTATCATCATCATTTTAGTTTTGTCTGGTCTAGATTAAAAGAAATTTATATATTGCATAAGTATCCAATAAGTGAATATATAGAAATTAAATTAAAAGATAATGAATTTTTAAAAGATAAATTTATGTGGAATAATTACTTTTTATGGCAAGATGATTTTTTAATAACTCATTGGGAACATGAAAAGAATTTTAATACAATAAGAGATTATCCAAATCTATTGGTAAAAGCTGTAAACGAAGGTATTTATAATTCATTAAGATTTAAACAAGAGGTATTAAAAAATGTTTAAGCCTTTTGAATGTCATTTTGATTTTTATAAAAAATTAAAATCTTTTAATGTAACTTTAAATAACTTTGTTGATGGAGGTTGCCACCAAGGTTCATGGACAAAGAGAGTAAAAGAAATTTATCCTAATGCAAATTATTACATGATCGATGCTCAAGACATACATAAAGAAGAGCTTGAAAAACTAGGTAATTTTTATTGTGTAGGCTTAGGCCAAAACGATGAAGAGAGAGATTTTTATTTTGCAAAAGATAAAAATAAATCAACAGGTTCTTCACTGTATGAAGAAAACACTAATATAGAATTTGATAAAAGGAAAATACAAGTTAAAAAACTATCTAATGTACTTCCTGATCAAAATTACGATCTGATAAAACTAGATTTACAAGGTGCTGAATTAGAAGTTATTGAAGGATCTTTAGATTTATTTGAAAAAACAAAGTGGGTACAGTTAGAATGTCCTGTTTATAATAACAATAAAGGGGCTCCTTTGTTTGAACATTATATTAACTACATGGCTAATTGTAATTTTAAAGTATTTGATATTGATAACGTTTTTTTAAATGGAAAATTAATGAGTATTGATTTTATTTTTAACAATCAAACCCTTCCTCAAGTCACTTCGTTAGAGGGAGAAATTCACTATGAAAAAACAAAATGAGCTTACAATTAGTATTTAATATGAAGAAAAATATGTGGTCAGCACCCAATGAGTTTAAAGACTTATCTGGTTATTCTGAAATAGCTATCGATTTAGAAACTAGAGATGATGGTATTAATGAAAGACTAGGAGCAGGTTGGGCGTTTGGTAAAGGAGAGATTGTAGGATTTGCTGTTGCTGTAGAAGGTTGGCAGGGTTATTTTCCTTTTGGTCATTTTGGTGGGGGTAATTTAATACCTGAACAAGTTAAACAATATATGAAAGATGTTTGTTCTTTACCTGCAACTAAAATTTTTCATAATGCACAGTATGATATAGGTTGGTTAAAAGCATCGGGTATCGAGGTTAAAGGTAAAATAGCTGATACTATGGTAGCGGCAGCATTAATAAATGAAAATAGATGGAGTTATTCTTTAAATGCTTTAGCGATTGATTATTTAGGAGAAGTAAAAGCTGAAGCGGATTTGAAAGAGGCAGCGGCCTCACATGGTGTAGATGCTAAAGCGGAAATGTGGAAGTTACCTGCTGAACATGTTGGTCATTACGCAGAACAAGATGCACGGCTCACGCTCCTTTTATGGCAAAGATTTAAAGCTGAGATCAGAACACAATCTTTAGAGACAATTTGGGAATTAGAATCTAATCTACTTCCAATCTTAATTGAAATGAGATTCAAAGGTATTGATATCAACTTAGAAAAAGCTGAACAACTAACCAAAGAATTTGTAGGACAAGAAAAAGTATTATTACAGAAAATAAAAAAGTTAACGGGTAAAGATATAGATATATGGGCTGCTCGACAAATTGGCGAAGCTTTCGATAAACTTGGTATAGACTATCCAAGAACTGAAAAAACCAATGAACCATCTTTTACTCAAAATTATTTATTTAATTCTCCTCATGAAATTTCAAAAGTTATAGTACAGGCTAGAGAAGTCAATAAATTTCACGGTACATTTTTACAAGGTTTAATTAAATATAATCATAAAGGAAAGATACACGCTGAGATAAACCAACTAAGATCAGATAATGGCGGAACTGTGTCTGGTAGACTATCTATGTCTAACCCTAATTTACAACAAATTCCTGCTAAAAATAAAGATTTCGGGCCTAAGATAAGAGGTTTATTTGTGCCATCTGAAGGCCATAGATGGGGTTCTTTTGACTATTCTCAGCAAGAGCCTAGGTTGGTGGTGCATTATGCGTCTTCTATTGGTGAGGGTTATGAGGGCTCTAATGAGCTAGTAGAGTCTTATGCTAACGCTAGTGCGGATTTTCATCAAACAGTAGCTAATTTAGCAGGTATTGAGCGTAAACAAGCTAAGACTATTGGGCTTGGTTTAATGTATGGAATGGGAAAAAATAAATTAGCAAATGAATTAGGTCTAAATCGAGAAGAGGGAGATAAAATTATTTCACGATACAATCGAAAAGTACCTTTTGTAAAATTATTATCTGATCGATGTATGAAAAAAGCTGATGAAGAGGGAGTAATTAGAACTAAGCTTGGTAGAAAATGTCGTTTCGATATGTGGGAACCAAGAGATTGGGGACTATGGACTAGTGAAACTTTTGAAAACGCTGTCGCTAAATATGGAAAAGATAATATTAAAAGAGCAGGAACATACAAAGCATTGAATAGATTAATACAAGGATCGGCTGCTGACCAAACTAAACTTGCAATCGTTGAATGTTACAAAGAAGGTTATCTACCTAAATTACAAATACATGATGAATTATGTTTTGATGTTTTAACAGAAGAAGATGAAAAAAATATTAAAAAGGTAATGGAAAATTGCATGGAATTAAAAGTTCCATCAGTAGTTGATAAAGCTATAGGAAATAATTGGGGCGAAACTTCTTAATTGACAATTATTTAAAATTTTTATAATTTGATTTTGTTTTATAAATAAGTACCTCAAGGTTTATTAACTGGTTCAAATCTTGAGGTGCTAAAAAAATGAATAGCACTTGTAAAATTTGTAATAACACAGCTCACATCATTGACGAAAAAGAATATTTTTGTGCAGGGTGTATGATGAAAATAATAAGGCAACAAATATCCCGTAACAGTAAACCTGTTTTGAAAAAAAGTATTACCAAAAAAACTAACTAAACGTTAGCTACTAAATCGTTTTGATCTGGTTGGTAATCTTTGTGTGCGAGTCTACATATCTCTACGTCAGCCATGACCATTTTTTTTCTGACTCGTCTTATTTCTTCTTCGATGGGTTTCATATCAACAGTAACTCTACCTTCAACTAGGTATTTGTTATTCCATCTGTTTTCAAGCTCCATCTTTCTGGCTAACAACTCTTTGTTTGCTTCTGGGCTCATAGTTTATCTCCTCATAGAAAAAGTATAAATAATCTGGTCTATAAATTCCCTCATCTTCAACCGAATAGTTTCCTTTTTCTAATTCGTTTATGAAGTCATCTTGTATCTTGTCGTCATTTTGTCTTTTAAATTCTGAGACAATCAGATATCCTCCTTGACGACATTGGACACGATAA